AAATGGGGCTGTAGTAACTGGGGAGCAAGCTCCGATCAGAACACAGACAGATAGAGACATTCTTGCTCTTGAGGAAGCAATGGCAGTGGATCTCCACTACATCTATCACCCTGTAGGTCTTAAGTATGCTGTTTCAACAGTAAACCCAAGCAGAACAGTTTTGGAGACAGTAGGTTCATGGTCGAGAACTTATGAATTGAAAAATATCGGGATTGTCAGGGCGACAGTCGTGAGCAATAACGACTAGAGGTAACTAATCATGTCATCTTTATTTGATGTAACTGCTGGGTCATTAATCGGCCCAACAACAGGTGGAACCGTAACTCAGGCATCTAACAAGTCAACAGGTGTGACTTTAAATGCTGAGTCTGGCCAGATCACCATGAATGGTGCGGCTTTGGGTGCTGGTGCTGAAGTTAGCTTCACTGTAACTAACAGCAAAATCTCATCTACTGACGTTGTTCTTGTTAACCATAGTTCTGGCGGTACTGCTGGAGCATATATGGCTCAAGCCAACGCAATTGCTGACGGATCATTCAAAATATCTGTTACCAATTTGACAAGTGGATCTGAGTCTGAAGCGATTGTTCTTAGCTTTGTTGCTCTCAAAGGTGCTTCAAGTTAATGTCAATTTACGCTTTTAGGCGTATGAGGGAACAAAACGAAGCTGCTCAAAAGGCGGCTTCAGTTTCCACATCTAAGCCAAAATCAAAATCAAAGCCCAAAAAAACTAAAATAAATGGCAATCACAATAGTTGCGACAGTCGGCAGTGCGACAGCTAATAGTTATGTCACATTGACTGAGGCAAATACTTTTATTGAAGGACTCACTCAGTCTGATGATGTTGTTGCATGGGGAAATAGCACTGATGACCAAAAAAACAGAGCATTATTTTCTAGCACTAGGCGAATTGATCGTGAGGACTTTCTAGGAAATAAAGTTGCAAAAACACAAGCAAGAATGTGGCCTCGAAGTGGTGTCCGTATTCCTCACCAGTACAGCAACTTATATGGTGTGACTTTTCCAAACAGAATAGTCGCTGATTATTACACAGACACAGAAATTCCAGAGGAAGTAAAAAACGCACAAATTGAACTTGCTGTGTATTTGAACAACAACAAAGACGGTATCGGCCTTAGTGGTCTGGAAGATTTTACAAATTTAGTTGTTGGAAATATTAATTTAACTCCAAATTTCTATGGTAGAACTGGTATTGATCGTATTCCACCAATTATTGACCAATACTTAAAGGGCCTTAGAATGGGAGGAAGTGCTAATCTATCAATCAAGAGGTCTTAAATGTACGCAGATTATCCAGCAGCAATCATCATCACTGACACAAATGCTCATACTGGCAGATTTGGGAAAGTTCATTGTCTAACAGATGCAAGTGCTACTTTTGTCGCTGAAAACATTACAGAGAATGGTTCTTCAACTATTAGTGGAATCACAATGAAAGCTTCATCTGAGGTTTGTGGTGTTATAACAAGCATTACTCTTGCAAGTGGACAAGTCATTGCTTACTACTTATGAGCATAGCTAAGGGCATCATCAAAGGAATATCAGCGGGAATCAAGGCTGTTGGCGGTGAAATAACTTATAGAAGAGTCACGACTGGTATATATAATCCTACAAATGGCTCTATGAGTGAAGTCAAAACGGACTCTACCATTAAGGGCGTTGTCAGCAATGTTTCAAGATCTGAGATTGTAGATAATATTTCTAGTCAAGATAAAAAACTTACAATTTCTGCTGGTGATATAACTTTTACTCCAACAACATTTGATCGAATTGTCATAAGCGGTGTTGAATATAAAGTCGTTCAAATAAATACAAATGAGCAAGCTAATACTGCCTTAAGTTTCGACCTTTTCTTGAGGTAATTATGGCAAGGCGAATAAAAGTTACAGAAATAAAAGGTTTTTATGAAGATCTTATTGTTGATGCTGTAGCTGGGACAACCCTTGAGTGGACTAGAAGAGTAAAAAAACAAACTCCAGTTGACACTGGCAGACTTAGAGGTGCATGGCAAACAAACATCAAAAGGTTTGAAGGTAATATCACAAATAATGTTGTTTATGCAGAACCTGTTTGTTTTGGTATTAATAAACCACCGTCATGGGGAGGTGTTTACAGAACAAAACAAGGAACTGTCGAGGGATTTCCAGAACTTATAGGAAAAGAACTTGAAACGTATATCAACAGACTATTTGGGAGGTTCTGATGGCTGAAGTTAATCTAAATACAGTCAGGTCAACTATTGAAACAAGACTCAGGGACGAGTTTGAGACAGGTCAACCAGTCCCGATTGTTTTCTCAAATGTTCCATTTGATGCAACAGCGGTTGATACTTTTATTTCTTGTTCGATTAGTTTTGCTTCAAATGATTACCTTACGCAGGGAGGAACTACAAACTCAACAAACTTTTTGGGAGGTTTGCTTGTAGTAAATGTATTTACTAAGCAAGGAGTCGGGTCTGGTGAGAACTTTACAATTTGCAAACGTATTAGAGATTTATACAATAGAGTGACAGTCTCAAATGTTATTTTTGATTCACCCATTGGGCCAGAAGTTTCTGAGTCAAATCCAGAAGGCAAATTTCAAACACAGATCAGAGTGACATTTCAAATCTTTGAGGATCTTTAATTATGGAAATCACAGAAGAAATGCTTGACGCAATCGAAGCAGTAAAAGGTAGAAGAGAGCCACAGTATTGGGATCATCAATGTAGACGATATTTAGAAAAGAAAAAAAATTTAAAAAATTTGACAAAAAATGAGCTTGAAGAGAAAGGTAGAGAGCTTGGGATCGAATTAGACAAAAGACACAACAAAGATAAACTGATTCAAGAGATAGAAAATTATCAGAAAAAAGGTTAATATATCAATAAATATTTCTTTTTTTTGTTATGGCTGCTGTAAAAGGTGATGTCGGGCAAGTCAAATTTGATGATGGCGGCTCTTCAGTCAACCCTGTTTTAGGCACTAGATCATGGTCTATGTCTATCACCAAAGATACCCAAGAAACAACTGTTCAAGGCGACACTTTCAAATCTTTTGTTGGTGGACTTATTGAGGGTGAGGGATCTGCTGAACTGGTTTATGACAACGCTGCCTCTGGTGAAACTGCAACATTCGTTGATGGTGTATTAACTACAGGTGACGCTGGAACAGCATCTTTTGAACTTTTCCCTGATAGTGCTAGTGGTTCTGCAAAGATCAGCTTCAATGGCCTTATAACAAACTTTGAGCAAAGTTCATCTATTGGTGATGTGAACACAATAAGCATCACATTTAAGCCATCTGGCACAATTACATCAGCAATCTAAAAGTAAAATTCTTCGCATTTATTTATGGCAACTAAAAGAACCGCAGAGGTATTGCTTGGGGCCTTTCAAGATGAAATGGTCACAAGACGGCAGTTTGATGTTAAAAACTCCAAAGATGAAGTCATAATGACTTTGTATTTTAAGCCGATAACAAGATATGCAAGGGTAAAAGCTCAACAATTAGCTGGCCCAAATGCAGATGCTTTGGTTGTATCGACTCAACTTCTTTGTCAGATGGCAGAGAAAGAAGATGGAACATTAGCTTTTGATATGTCAGATGCTCCTATATTGCAAAGACAGCTTCCAGAGAAAGTTTTGAATGATCTTGAACTTTTCTTAAATGACATAAAGCTTGATATAGACACAGCAAAAAAAGAATAAAAGGGGATACTTGGCTTAGGTTTGAGTTTTTCCTAGCAACAGAACTTGGTAAGACAGTGCAAGAACTAAGGCTCAACATGACTGAGGCAGAGCTTATATATTGGGCTGGATATTATGAGATAAAGTATGACGAAGAAAAGAAGGCATTGCAACGACAAAAACGCAATTCAAGGTAATATAGGATAAAGGTTTTTTTTATTTGTGGCAGAAGCAGTTGTTAGGTTAAAAGTTGATGCGACAAATGCTAATAAAGCTCTTGCTGGCGTTCAACAAAGAACAAACAAACTACAGGGAGCTTTAGGTGGCCTTAGAACAGCTATTGCTGGAATTGGTATTGGATTATTAGCGAAACAGGCAGTTAATACCTCTGCAAACTTTGAAAAATTAAACGTGAGACTTGGATTGCTTACGAAAAGCAGTGCAGATTTTGCTAAATCTCAACAAATTGCCACAGACGCACAAAAAGCATTTGGACTTAGTGCGACTGAAGCTTTGGAAGGCGTGACAGATATTACAGCAAGATTAGCTCCACTTGGAACATCAGTTGAAGATATTAAAACTGTATTTTTTGGATTTAATACAGCAGCTAAATTAGCTGGATCATCTGCTCAAGAATCATCAAACGCATTTAGGCAATTAGCACAGGCTCTCGGCTCAGGAAGGCTGGCTGGTGATGAGTTTAGGAGTGTTTCAGAACAAGTGCCAACAGTTCTTGCTCCTATCGCTGAAGAGCTTGGTGTAACTATAGGAGAACTAAAGCAACTTGCCGCTGATGGCAAATTGACCAGTGATGTTGTACTCAGGGCTTTGGGAAGAATAGGCAATGAAGGAAGTGGGTTTCTAAAGCAACTTTTGGAAAACGATCCGACACAGGTTTTTAAAGATTTTAATAATGCTACTGAGGACTTATCGAGAGCTTTTGGAGATCAATTAAGACCTGTTGTCATGGAAGTGACAAAAGCTTTAACAGGATTTATCACAAAACTAACAGAATTTATCAACTCAGATGCTGGCAAAGCAGCTTTACTTTTAACAACTATTGCTGGTGCAATTAAAGCTATTGCTGTTGTTGCTCCTTTGGCTGGGGCTGCCACCGCTGCGTTTGCTGTTAAAGTAGGGGCTTTAAAAATTGCAGTTCTTGGTTTGTCTGGTGCTTTGGCTGCAAGTGGTATAGGAGCCTTTGCTTTAGCTCTTGGATTTGTAGCCACAAAGATAATCCAAACTAGAAGAGAGCAAAAAGAGTTAAATGATACGATCACAAAAGGTGCTGGAGAAGAAGTAGCAAAAGCTTTAGAAAAGCAGCAAGGTATTTTAGACGGTATAAATGAAAGATTAATTAATGCAAATGGCAGAACTAAAAAAAGTCTTGAGACTAAAAAGAAAGAAGTTTTAGAAGATATTAAACTTCTTGAAGGAAGGCAACAGACCTTAGAAAAAGAGGAAGAGATAACAGCAGAAAAGGATAAACAAAATCAAAAACAAAAAGAGGCAGAAGAATTAATAAATAAACAAAAAGAGGCAACTGAAAAATTAAAAGAAAAAATGATGGAAGTAGGAGAGGAAATAGAGGGCAGTATTAAAAATAATCTTAGGGACGCTATAACTGGTGCTAAAACATTTGGAGAGGCTATGACAGGCGTTCTAAACAAAATCAGAGACAAAATTATTGACGCACAAATAGACAAGGTTTTTGGTTCATTCGGAGAAAATTTTGGAAAAGGAAAACAAGGAGGAAAGGGGCTTGGTGGATTTTTGGGTGGTATTATTGGAGGTCTTTTTGCAGATGGTGGAAGGCCACCTGTAGGCAAAGCTTCAATCGTTGGTGAAAGAGGGCCAGAGATATTTGTTCCGAAAGTAGGCGGCACAATAATTCCAAATGAGCAGATAGGTGGTGGCGGTGATTCTATCGTCAACAATATTCAAGTCTCAGTTGACGCAAGTGGTGGCTCAGTGAGTGCAGATAGTGAGAGTGGCAACGCTTTAGGCGAACAGATCGCTGTTGCTATACAATCAGAATTAATTAAACAGAAAAGAGTCGGAGGTTTATTAGCATAGTGGCAACCTTTCCAAATTTTCTGCCAACTTACAGCAGTGTAGAAAATACAGATCAGTCAAGCCAAAGAGTAAAATTTGGTGATGGATATGAACAGCGTTTAGTTTTTGGACTGCCAGCGAATAAAAGGCTTATCAGTTTGCGTCTTAATTTTAATGTTTCGACAGCAGATTCAAAAACCATAAATGATTTTCTAAATTCAAGATTTGACGATCAAGCAAGTTTTGATGTCAGCACTTCATTTCGACAAAATGTTTTGCCTGACTTGTCAGCCTCGCCAAAATTTATCTGCACTCAGAGAAGTCGAACTTTAGTGACAAAAGGAAGAGTTGTCATGAATCTTACTTTTGAGGAGGTGCAAGAACCATAATGGCAATTCCTGTTTCTGAATTACAGAGTATCAATCCAAGCAGTTTGATTGAACTATTTACCCTTGAACTTTTCAACAATCTGCATGGAAGCAATGATGTCTTAAGGTTTCACAGTGGAACAAAAATGAATACAAATACAGACATAGTATGGCAAGGTAATTCATATCAAAAGTTCCCAGCAGAGGCCACAGGTTTTGAGTTTACTTCTAAGGGTCAAATTCCTAGACCCATATTCAAACTGGCAAACTTAGTTGGTCTTACAAAAGATGGTCAGGTTTTGACAGTTTCTGATTTGATGATTTTGGTAAATCAGACAACGGCCCAAAATGATTTGATAGGAAGTAAATTCACAAGAATTAGAACTCTTGCCAGTAGCCTTGATGCTGTTAACTTTGAAGGAAATTCAAACCCATTTGGAACACCAAACTCAGATGAATTACCGCAAGAAATATTTTTTATTGATCGAAAAATACAAGAAAACAGAAGTTTTGTTGAGTTTGAGTTAGTTTCTGAAATAGATTTACAGGGTAAAAAAATTCCAGCCAGACAAGTTTTGAGGTCTGAATTTGCTGGAGTAGGTACATTTATAAATCAGTAATATGTGGGAAGAAAAAGCTTTTGAACACGCACAAAAAGAACAACCTATGGAGTGCTGTGGATTGTTAGTTAAAGATCAAGGAAAGCTTGATTATTGGCCATGTAGAAACGTAGCTTTCAAACATGATGTTGCAAACTTTGTAATTGAACCAGATGACTGGGCATTATGTGAGGATAGTGTAGATGAGATCGTAGGAATTGTTCACAGTCACCCAGATTTTGATATGAATTTTTCACCAGCCGATATTGCCTCATGCAATGCTCTTGATTTACGTTTCTATCTTGTTAATCCAGACACTAAGACTACAATTTACATAGATCCAGAGGAGAGCCATGCTGACAAAAATTAAACTTTATGGCCCTTTGAAGAAATTTTGTAATAATCAAAAGGAATTAGAAGCTGTCGTCAGAAAACCAGCAGATGCAATCTCTTTTTTAAAATGTAATTTTAAAGGCTTAGAGAAGCACATGGCGAATCAGTATTATTGCATCAAAGTTAGAGGAGAGGAAATATCGGAAAAAAATTTACACATGAACATGGAGGGTGAAATACAAATTATTCCAATAGCTCATGGCAACTTTTTTGGAATTGTTTTAGGAATTGGAGCTTTGCTTGGTGGTAGTGCTATCTCAGGAGGTGTTATTGCTACGCTTGCCGCATCAGTTTTGACATCTATTGGAACCTCAATGGTTATTGGTGGCATAACTGATCTTCTTACACCAGATCAAACAAACAATCGAGGCGGGAGTGGCATGGACGACACAGATCCAGCGGCTTTTGCAAGTAATTATTCATTTACTGGGCTTTCTAATGTTTCGAGGGCTGGTATTCCAGTCAACTGTGTATTTGGTGAAATTTTTGTCGGCTCAATCACTATTTCTAATGGTGTTGATACAGTGCAAATAAAAGGAGAAAGTTAATTATGGGAACAGCATATTCAAGTAATCCAAATGCAATCAGCGAACTCTTTGGCATAACAGATGCATCATTACCAAAAGATGCTCTTTCTAGTAAGCAATTTTCAACTCTAGTTGAGATCCTCTCAGAAGGCGAGATTGAGGGCAGTGCTTCAGCAAGTAAGGCTGGTGTGACAGATATTACATCAACTGAATATCTAAATAATTTTCTCAAAGATGTATTCCTTAATGGCACTCAGGTTTTACAACAGGCCGCATCAACTTCAAATCCACAGGAATCAGATTTCAATTTTAAAGATATTCAATTTGCTTTTAAATCTGGAACTGCAAATCAAACAAAAATTGATGGTGTAAGGAATATTGAAAGAACCTCTGCTGTAGGTCTTACTGTAACAACAGCCAATGCAAGAGAACATACAATAAATGATACTTCTATTGAAACTGTAAGAGTCACAATACAATTTCAGTCTTTGCAGCTATTTGAGGACAATGGGAATATTTCTGGAACTGAAGTACAACTAAGAATTAAATCAGTACAAAATGATGGAACAGTTACGACACATATAGAAGATACAGTTAGAGGTAGAGCATCAAACGCTTACAACAGGGATTATGAATTTGATTTGCCAGCAAGTAGTTCATTTCCTGTGGTTATAAGAGTTGAAAGAGTTACGGCAGACAGTACAGAAACAACGCTTCAAAATGCTTTTAAGTTTTTAACTATAACTGAATTAATCAAAGAGGCACAGACATACCCAGATACTGCACACATAGCTTTGCGTATAGATTCAGAGCAGTTTCCCAGAATCCCACGAAGAACTTTCCGTATCAGAGGAATAAAAGTTAAAATTCCACATAATGCGACTGTTGATTCATCAAATGGAAGAATAACTTACAGCGGTACTTTTAATGGAAGTTTTAAAACAAACAAAGAATGGACTGCTGATCCAGCTTGGATTTTATTTCACTTGCTTACAAACAGCCGTTTTGGGGCGGGTATATCAGAAAGTAAGTTAAATCAATATTCTTTTTATTCTGTTAGTGAATATTGCAATGAATTAGTAGATGATGGTGAAAATGGTCAGGAACCACGCTTTCAAACAAATATAAATATCACAACAGCAAAAGAGGCATTTACCGTCATTAATGAATTATCTTCGATATTCAGAGGAATTTCTTATTTTGGGGCGGGAAGTATTGAAGTAGCTAATGACCAGCCAGCAACAAGTAAATATTTATTTAATTTATCTAACGTAACGGAACAAGGCTTTTCATATTTTGGAAGTAGTAGAAAAGCCAGACATACTGTTATCAATGTTTCTTACTTTGATATGGAGACTCAAGAAATTGATTATGAAACAGTGCAAGCAAGTCAAGCGATAAGAGATAAATATGGCTCAGTTGTTAAAACAGTTAGAGCTTTGGGTACTACGTCCAGAGGACAAGCACAGAGATTAGGAAAATGGATTCTACATAATGAGCAAAACGCTGGAGAAACTTGTAGCTTTGTGACTTCAATAGATGCTGGAGTGATTGTGCGACCTCACGATATTATTTCAATTCAAGATCCCATGAAAAGTGGAGTTAGAAGAGGTGGCCGTATTTCAAACTCATCTACACCTACAACCACTGAAATTGTCATTGATAATATTGCAAATACAGATATTCCAGCAATTTCCGCAAATCCGACTTTATCTGTTGTATTGCCAGACGGATCTGTAAGTACAAGAAACATATCAGCTATCAACGGAAATACTATTACTGTTGCGGCAGCTTTTACAAATGCAAGCAATCAAGCAGTTGCTCCAAATCCCAACAGTGTTTATATCTTAGAAACACCAACTCTTCAGACTACAGAATGGAGGGTTTTAACTGTTAAAGAAAATAAAGATTCTACTTTTGCGATTACTGCACTTTTACATGATTCTAATAAATACGCTGCTGTTGAAGATGGCGAAGTATTACCAACAAGATCAATTTCAACATTAACTGAAAGAAAGCAACCACCAGCAGCCATGAGTTTTCAAGAAAAACTTGTTGCTGTTAATAATAAAGCTGTAAGTAAGATTATTGTTTCTTGGCAGCCTGTGGTAGGTGCGACAAGTTATCAGTTTCAGTTTCGCAGAAATAATGAAAATTATACAAATATAAATGTCACTTCAAATGATTATGTGATTGAAAATGGTGACGTTGGAGTTTATAACTTTAGGATTTTTTCTATTAATGCTTTAGGAGTTCCATCTGCTAGTCCACTAGAAGATAGTTTTACAGCAAGTGGTAAGACAGATCCCCCACCAGATGTGCAAGGACTAACGCTTGAACCAGTTGACGGAAAGCTTGTAAGGCTGAAATGGAATAAGACTACCACGATAGATGTGGTTCATGGAGGGTTCACCCATATCAGACATTCCCCAGCAACAAGTGGAGTTGATTTTGGATCTGCTCAAGATCTTGTCGAGGCTGTTAGTGGAGCAACAACAGAGGTGACTGTTCCAGCTTTAGTTGGGACTTACGTTTTAAAATACACTGATGATTCTGGAAATTTCTCTGTAAATGATGCTTCGGTTACAGTATCTATTCCAAGTCAGTTGACTGAGTTAGTGATATTGCAACAACGTGAAAATCCAAGTTTCTCAGGCACAAAAAGCAATACGACAGTTGCAAGCAATAAATTAAGATTGCAAAATTTATCTGCAACCACCTCTGGAACTTATGAATTTGCAAATGTTTTGGATTTAGGGGCAAGTTATTCTCTTGGTATAAAAAGAGTTATTACAAGTCTTGGGATAAATACAAGTGATTTACTTGATAGCAGAACTGGACTTGTTGATGATTACGACTCTTGGGACGGAAGCGTAGTTAATCAGACAAACTGCAAATTGTCAGTTGCTACCTCTTTGGATAATTCAACTTTTACAGACTTTCAAGATTTCTCGCAAGCAAATTTTGTAGCAAGATATTTTAAATTTAAAGCAACTTTACAAAGTACAAACATTGCTCAAAATATAGATGTTTCAATTTTAGGTTTTGATGGTTTCTTTGATGTAAGGACAGAAACTTCAGCAACTAACTCAGCAGCGACAAATGGTGTAATAGCTTCGGGAACTTCTGGCTCAGGGAAAAATATTACTTTTGTAAATAATTTTTTCACAGGAACTTCGGCTATCGGAGGATCAACCAGCAGATATTTGCCATCAATCCAAGTCGTGCCAACAAATATGGCGGTCAATGAAACTTATACAATAACTTCAATAAGTAATTCTGGATTCAATGTGAAATTTACAAACTCATCTGGTACTGTTATAGATAGAAACTTTACTTTTACTGCTACTGGTTTCGGCAAAGCAAGCTAGTATAAAAATAAAATGTCTCAAGACACTGATTTTCAAATACCAAACGGAACAGGCCAAGCTGTAAGACTTGATCTGCAAACAGCTATTTTGGCCTTAGCTTCTTTAAGTAGTGGCTCTCAGAGTGGCTTAGGGACGACTCAGCCATGCCAATTATTTGCTGACACAACAAATGGTTTGTTGAAAATAAGAGACACAGGTGGCAACGCAGCGGCGGCACAAGCAACATTTCATACAATAGGGTCTCTTAATACTGCAAATTTAGGATTGCTGCCAAGAAGCGGTGGCACAATGACAGGTGTGATAACTGGTTCGACTGGTTCAGCAGCGGCTCCATCAATAAATTTTGGAGATAGTTCAACAGGAATTTTCAAAGAAAGTACAAATGTTTTAGGTATTACTGGGGCTGGTAATTTATCTTTTACATTTTCAAATACATCTTTTAATTTAAGAGATCAAAGACCAGCTAGATTCTTTGATTCAGATTCAAGTAATTATATAGAAATAAAAGCACCCTCTACTGTTTCCTCATCAAATAAAACTTTAACATTGCCAGATGAAACAGGAACCCTTTTGACAGATCAAACCACAAGTCTTGCAGTAACTACGGTAACAACAACAAATACCAGAACAACAAATGTTCAAGATTCATCAGGTAATAATGGATCAACGGCTGTGCAAATACAGCAGGGAAGAGCAAAAGCTTGGGTCAATTTTAACGGTCAAGGAACTGTTGCAATAAGGGACGATTTTAATGTTTCTAGTATTACAGACATTGCCACAGGAGATTTTAGAGTAAATTTTGACACCTCTATGCCAAGCGTTAATTATTGTGTGGCAACCCAAATGCAAGAAGATCACAGCACAAGTGGTGGTTCTGGTGCTAGACCTTTAATAAGAAGAACAAGTGATGCTATACAAACTGGTAGCGTTAGAACCACTCATTCTAACGTGGCTACTGGTGCAGGGGTCGATCCCTTAGTGTTTACAGTTACTATTTTTGGAGATTAATTATGGCAAATTCTGATAAAAGAATTATTTACACAGATGATGAGGGGAACTGTTGTATAGTTGTTCCATCTGATAAAACATCATTAACTGTGGAGCAAATTCAAGCAAAAGATGTGCCTGACGGTAAAACAAGTTATATTGTTAATAAATCTGATATTCCTACCGATAGGACTTTCAGAAACGCATGGACTTATTCGGAGTAAATTATGGGATTTGGTGTAGACATGGCAAAAGCCAGAGAAATTCATAAAACAAATATCAGAGAGGCAAGAGAACCTTTACTTAAAGAGCTTGATGTAGATTTTCAAAAAGCTTTAGAGGCGGGTTCTTCAACAACAGATATTGTTGCAAAAAAACAAGCTTTGAGGGACGCACCAGCGGACTCTGGTATTGCAGCTGCTTCAGATCCTGACGCATTAAAAGCTCAATGGAATACCTCAATTCTTGGAGATTCCCCTTATAGCTAAAAATGGCAATTATTCCAGCAAAAAAAGACTTTACTGTTATTAGAAGATCGGACTTTCAACTTAGATTGACTTTCAAAGACGGTGACAGCAATGCAATCAATCTCACTGGTTATACCGTAGCTGGGGAGGTTTATGACGAGTCAAGGTCTACAAAATATGCTGATTGGAATGTTGCCTATACAAATAGAGCAAATGGAATAGTTGATGTCGATTTAACAGATGTTCAGACAACTACTTTTACACCAAATGAATTATTTTATGATTTTAAACTTACTTCACCTGATACTAGAGAAAACGTCTATATTAGAGGTACATTGTTTATTAAAGAGGGCTACACCGCATGAGTAATCCAAATTCTGTAACAGTTACACAAGTATCAGATACTACTACAGTTGAGATTACGACTCAAGGGCCTCAAGGCCCAACTTTTTCATCAAGCGGTACAACATTAACGGATACCAATAAAGTTGATGGCAGTCTAGTGCGTTTTTCTTCATCTGATGGTACATTTATAGCAGATAGCTCAGTCACAGTTCTAAATATTGTTGACGGAGGAAACTTTTAAAAAGATTAATTATGGCTAACACAATCCGTATAAAAAGATCAACAGGGTCATCAGCACCAACGAGTTTGGCAAATGCTGAGTTAGCTATTTCAGAAAGTAATCAGGTTGTATATATAGGAATTGGCACAGGCGGTGCTGGAGGTTCTGCAACATCTGTTGTTCCGATTGGTGGTAAGGGTAAATTTATTGAAGTTGATACAAGTCGAACAGCAAATCAAGTCTTGGCCGCACCTGATGGAAGTAACGGTTCAGCGGGTTTTAGAGCTTTAGTTGCAGATGATATTCCTTCAATAGCTCATACAAAAATTTCTGACTTTGATGCTGGAGTAAGGACAAATAGATTAGATCAAATGGCGGCTCCTACTGGTGCGGTTAGTGCAAACTCACAAAAGATTACTAATTTAGCAGATCCTACGGCTGATGCTGATGCCGCAAATAAGGGATATGTTGATGGAGTTGCACAAGGACTAGATGTAAAAGATAGTTGTGTCGCAGCAACTACAGCAAATATTACAATATCCTCTGCTCTTAATAATGGAGATACTTTGGACGGTGTAACTCTTTCAACAAATGATCGAGTATTGGTCAAAGACCAAAACACAGCTAGTGAGAATGGTATTTATATTGTCGGGTCATCACCAGCAAGGGCTGATGACTTAGCTGCTGGGGCTGATGCGGCTGGTATGTTCACTTTTGTTGAGAAAGGTACTGTAAATGCCGATAATGGCTTTGTTTGTAGTTCGGACAAGGGATCAGCGGTGGTGGCAACGAATAATTTATCATTCGTTCAATTTTCTGGTGCTGGTCAGATCACAGCAGGAAATGGTTTACAAAAATCTGGTAACACACTAGCTGTTGATTTAAAATCTGGAGGAGGACTTCAAATTGAATCTGGAAAAATAGGAGTAATTTTAGATGATTCCTCTATAAGTGGCACTTTAGCAATAGGTGACGGTGGAACAGGAGCAACATCAGCCTCAGCCGCAAGAACAGCTTTAGGGTTAGTTATCGGAACTGATGTTGAACCGCATAGCGATAAATTAACAGAGCTTGCAACAATGGCTCAAAACACTGCTGATGCTTTGGCAGATTTAACAAATACTGAGGTGGGAATCCTTGATGGAGCAACGGTAACGACTACAGAATTAAATATTATTGATGGTAATACTTCAGCCACATCAACAACTCTTGCAGCGGCAGATAGATTTGTTTGTAATGATGCTGGAACCATGAAACAAGTTGCACTCAGCGATCTTGTCACATTCCTTGAAAATGAAAGTGTATCAAGCTTTAACATAGATGGCGGCAGCTTCTAAAATTACGGAGGCTTTAGCTCATGGCTAATACAATCAAAATAAAAACTGGAAGCGGAAGTGACCCTAGTGCAAGTGATTTAGCTGTTGGGGAATTAGCTTTACGGACAGATAATGGTAAATTATTTTCAAAAGATGCTGGCGGTAGCGTCATAGAACTTGGTGGCGGTTCTGTATCTGATGGAGCTATCTCAACTGCCAAATTAGCAAATGATGCCGTAACATTCGCTAAACTCCAAAATTTAGATACAGCTAGGATAGTAGGAAGATCATCTTCGGGGAGTGGTAATGCTGAACAATTAACTGCCTCTTCCGTAAGGTCATTATTAAATGTTGAAAACGGAGCCACAGCCGATCAAACTGCAAGTGAAATAGTTTCTTTAATAGCCGATCAAACTATCGCACCATCAACCATTGATATGGAAGATGACGAAAAAATAAAAATTGGCACAGGTGATGATTTAGAAATTTATCACTCATCTAATACAAATATCATAGATAGTGGTTCTTCAAACTTTACGCTTGTTCATGGCGAAGATTCTATGATTCAAGCTTTACATGATGCACAAGTGGAGCTTTTTCATAATGGCAATAAAAAATTTGAGACACAAAGCGGCGGGATCGGAGTGACAGGAAATGTTGCTTGTGATGGTATAAGAATGACTGATGATGATGAGATACGTTTGGGAACAAGTGATGATTTTAAAATTTTCCATGAATCATCTTCTAATAAATCAATTATTGTAGAGTCAGGATCAGGCTCCCTAGATATTAGAGCAAGTTCTATTCAGCTACAAAATGCTGGTGGAACAGAAAATTTGGCGATATTTACTTCTGATGGGTCTTGCAAACTGAAACATAATAATAACGATAAATTGGAAACCACATCTTCGGGAGTGACAGTTACAGGAACTTGCACCGCTACATCTTTTTCTGGTGATGGTTCTAACTTAACAAACTTACCCTCTTCTGGATTAGCTACTTCTGGAGGTACATTAACTGGAACTCTTAACGCAAGAACAATCCTACCCACATCAAATAATACATTTGATTTAGGTTCTAGTAGTTTAAGATGGCGTGATATTTATACAAATGACCTTAATTTATCTAACGAAGGTGGAGCTAATGATGTTGACGGAACTTACGGAAGTTTTACAATACAGGAAGGACACCATGACTTATTTTTGATTAACAGGCGAACTGGTAAAAAATACAAGTTTAATTTAACGGAGGTAAGTTAATGGCTGTTTTCGGAGATAATCAGTGTTGGGCTTGGGTTCATTGGGTTCACTCTACAAGTATTCAGTCTGACTACAATATTTCAAGCATAAGTCATACTGGTGCTGGAACCTATGTCGTTAATATTGATAATAATGCTCCAACTTCAAACTATTGTGTTCTAGGAAACGCAGAGTGGGATTCTACTGGTGGACATAGACTTGCAATAGCTGGAAGATATGCACAGGGCGGTCATAGCTCTGGCTCTTTTGGTATAAGAGTAAACAACCCTAACCAAAGTCAGAACTTTAATGGTTCTACTGGCATTTACATGGCAATCTGGTCACTTTTTTAAACTATGGCACACAGCGACAAACGAGTTATCTGGACAGATTCAAATACAGGCTATTTATGTATTATGCAAGCCTCTGATAACTGCACAAGAACACTTGAAGAAATTGCAGAAAAAGATGTGCCAGATGGTGAAACTTACTATATTATTGATGCAACAGCACTTCCTACAGATGAGTCTTTTAGGGACGCTTGGACTTATACACCATAAATTATGGAATCTTCAATTCAAAAGCAAGTTTTAGAATGGAAAGAAGAACTTGATAAGCAAGTTAAAACAAGAGATCACGCCAAAAAAGTTTTTGATGAATCAGTTGTCAATATTAACGTCTTGCAGGGCGGTATTCAGTTTGGGGAGTTGTTGTTGAAAAAGTCCGAGTCATTAGGCCAGCCATCAAATAAAGTGGAGCTAGGCCAACAATCAAAAACAGCACCATCAAAGTCAAAGGTGTAGCCAACTTTAACAAAATTTCTCTCAGCATTATGTTTCAAAAAATTTGTCAGATAGCCTCATTGTTGTCGCTTTTTCTTACCTTGTCAATGTTGGGCGGTTCATATTACGCTTACCGCTTTATTACCAGTGAACAGTTTAAGGCAAGAGTAATGAATGAAGTCCTAGAAAATGTACAAGGCATCATGCCAAAGGTTTTAGATAGTGCTTTACCAGAAATGACAGGGCCAACAGTTCCAGAATACATACAGCCCAAAAAATAATGGAGATACCCGAAATAGGTATCAGACAAATAAATGTTCCAGAGGTTTATATTCCTGAGATATACAAGCCAGATCCTGTATTGCCAGTAATAACAAATTTAGAAATAGATGTTGTGGGTTGTACTTATCAGCATAGAGATATAAAAAATACTGGTAATACACAACTTTTACTTGATGACCCAAACGGCGTGTTTCTGACCTGTGGTGAATCTGTTTTTCCTAGCTTTTACCCTATTGATTACAGACCAGATCAGTTGGTAATTACTGAAGATCTACCTATTACAAATGAAGCTCCACCCATGCCAGAGGCAGATATTTCAAAGACAAAAACACCAGAAAAGAAAAAAGAAGAATTAGTAATCCCAGAGTGTCCTGATAAAAAGGTAGATCAGGCTGTTGGAGATTACAGAAATGCAAAACGCATTGAAAGAGTTATAGGGCATAAGTTATCCTCAGACAAAACAGAGTGTATTACCATTTATGAGGACGTACCCTTTCGAGAGACTTTTATTGGTACACCTGAAGTTCTTGTTTCTACTGCTGCTATTGGTTTGGTCGCTGGTGGGTCTGCGGCTCTTGTCCCTGTGATACAAGGGGTTGCGAAGGCTGGTATCAAAAAGTTAGGCAAGCGTTTTACAAAAAAAGATAAATCTACTTAGTTTCTATTTTGTGAGTATGAGGCAAAACTTGGTTTGGTAAGGGTATAAGCTTTACATCTTTACAAGTGACTGCGTGTTCACCTGTCAGAACTACTCCTAACTTTGCTTGCTTCCCACATACCTCTAGCCTATAAAGAGCCATTTCTAATTTTGTTTTTTTGATTAATAACTCTTGAGCTTCGATATTTACCGCCGCAGCTTTCTTACAAAGTTCCCCACCATTACCCAAAGGAATATTAAATTGCATTGATATTCCATAATTCAAGTTGTAATTGTCTTTCTCGAATCTTGGTGTTTCTTGGACATATTTTACTTCTCCTGTATCTTCATCATATATATTTTGCCTTGTAACGTATTCTGTAGGGCGGTTAAATGACCACGCATCTGTCAAATAAGGAGTAATGGTCAAACTGGGCGAGGTACAGACAATGCCTTGACTGTAGCGGTTCTGGGGCAAGCTGGAAGGAGTTATCATTGTTGCATTATTATTGACTACCCCTTGAGCATTGCTGCTGGGCGAGGCAACAGTTGTATTAGCTAAAACTTTTGCAGGGCTAAATAATAAAATTATTGTCCAAACACAGAGGTTGTTTCTGTGGTTGTAGTTGTTGTTATTGTTCGATTTATATGAGTTATTGTGTCTATTCCACTTCCCTGTAGTGACTCTACTAAACTGAAACTTTCCCCAGCGTTTTTGATTTTCCATCTTGGGACTGCCTCTAAGTTTGGAGAAGTCCAACTAAAGTTGACCCCTTGAAGTGTTTGGGTTGTTTCTGTCGTAACGTCAGGGTTGATATATCCGTTGAGATCAGCCGACTCAATATTGTGACCACTTGCGGAATATGAAAAGCCATTATTCCACTGATAGCTTGAAATTTGCTCATTAATTACAGATTGCGAAGTAGAACTCTGAGTGCTAGAACCGCTACGAAACTGGGGGACTACAGGCGTTGCAAGGGTTCTCAGAGGTAGTAGTAATATTAATAATAGCCAAAATCTAGTCAATTTCAATCGAGACTGTAGTTGAGGCA